AAACAGAGTTAGGGAATTCCCTAACTTTCAAAAATGGAGAGCGACATGGCAATGACACCCGAAGCGAAAGTAAAGAAGAAAGTAGTGGCACACCTTAAGACGTTAGGTGCGTATTACTTTTACCCCGTCACCGGGGGATACGGTAAGAGCGGAGTCCCTGACATCATAGGATGTTACGAAGGGAAGTTTTTTGGTATCGAATGTAAAGCAGGAAAAAATAAGCCCACCCCATTGCAAGAAAAGAATCTAAATGATATAAAACTAAACCACGGCATAGCGTTAGTAATAAACGAAACTAATATCGACGATGTGCTAAGTAAGATCGGGGAGCAGATACACAATGCCGGTCAACTGGAAATGGATTTTGAGGAGTTCGTACATGGAATTTAATAAGTTTCCCTCTGATGCCTATGCCGAGAACGGCTGGGTTCTCGCTGGTGACGACCGCTACCGATTACGCCCCGACGGGATGACGTTCGAGGGGTTCACACAGGATGGGTTCTTTGTGTATGGCTTGGCCGACGCCGACGATGAGTCGCTCGAACTATTGGCACAGGCAAGTGAACAGGACGCCTACCACCCCGAGCTGGACAACGACCTCGACCCCACCAGATTGTGACAACTGGTATCAATATCGCGTCGCGCCTTGCAGGTCGCGTATAGCTTTTTTGGAGTGCAACGTGAAAACCATATTTGTGCAGATAGCCGCGTATAGAGATCCCGAACTTGAAGCGACATGTTTTGATCTTATATCTAAAGCAAAGCATCGAGAGAGGGTCAGTATAGGTATTGTTTGGCAAGGCATCGAACCTAATGATGACCGCATGATTTATTTTGAAAAGTTTTTACCTCAGATAACTGTAGAACGTTACGACGCGACGACAAGCAAAGGGGCGTGTTGGGCTAGGTCTAAAGCGCAACAACTCTACAAAGGAGAAGACTACGCACTTCAAATTGACAGCCACATGCGGTTTGAAGAGGGGTGGGATGAGTTACTCATTACCATGTTAGCTGAATGCGATTCAGACAAACCTTTGTTGACCACGTACCCACCCGCATACGAACCCCCAATGAACTTAAAGAAGACTCGGTTGCCAAAGATGCGCCCGAAAGAATTTTCTCCTCAAGGGATTCTTTTACTTACTTCAGATTCCGTACCCATCGAAGAGGCACCGGATTCCCCAATAAAAGGTACCGTGTGTGGGGCAGGATTTGTTTTTGGTAACGCCGAACACATACGAGAGGTACCTTACGACCCGAATCTATATTTTTTCGGCGAAGAAGTATCGATGACTGTTCGGCTTTGGACAAACGGGTGGGATTTTTATCACCCAAACAAGTTAGTACTTTATCACCTGTGGGAGCGGAAAGGCAGACAAACACATTTCAGCGATTATAAAGGCTGGTCCGAAATCGACAGAACATCTAAACAGCGGGTGAGATCTATGTTAGGTGTTGATGATACAGAGATAGACATACAACCTTATGGACTAGGTACTTATAGAAGCCTTGAAGACTACCAAAAATTTAGTGGTATCAACTTTAAAAACCAAACTATAGAAGCAATAGGAGAAACATCATGAACAAAGCTGACACGGTACGTTCGTACCTGAAAACAAATCCTGACGCGAGTCCAACTATGGCCGCAAAAGTGACAGGCGTTTCGTACGGGTATGCGTACAAGATCGTCAAGCAAGAGCAAGCCAATCGTGCCAGAGCAGAAGTCGTTACCAAGCATGTGGAGGAAGCGACAAGCACCGGAAAAAAGCCACGACCCGCCAGCCTAAGACAGGTTGGTGGAACGCACTACAAAACTTTATCCGTCGAACCTTGGGACGCAATGCAAGCGTGGATGACTGAGGAAGAGTTCAGCGGTTACCTCAAGGGCAATGTGATTAAGTACCTTGCCCGAACAAAAGGTAACGATGACTTAGAGAAAGCCGACCACTACATGCAGAAACTACTTGAGGTGAAATGATGGATCTCATTACGTTAGATTTTGAGACGTATTACGATAGAGACTTCTCGCTGTCTAAGATGACAACAGAAGAGTACATCCGTGATCCGAGGTTCGAGGTCATCGGTGTAGGGGTAAAGGTTAACAATGGAAACACCGAATGGGCGAGCGGCACACATGCTGAGATCAAGGGATACTTACACACCTTCAATTGGTCGGATAGCATGGTACTTGCTCATAATACTATGTTTGATGGCGCTATTCTGTCTTGGCTTTTTGATGTTCATCCTCGGGTTTACGCTGACACTCTTTGTATCGCCCGTGCTCTACATGGGATTGACGCTGGCGGAAGTCTCAAGGCGTTATCTGAGCGATATCAGATCGGCGCTAAGGGGACCGAGGTTCTAAACGCGTTAGGTAAGCGCCGTGCCGATTTCACTGCACAAGAGCTTTCTAAGTACGGTGACTACTGTATCAACGATGTTGAGTTGACCTACAAGCTCTTTAACATCTTCATGCGTAAAGACTTCCCCAAGCACGAACTTCAGTTGATTGATTGCACGCTACGCATGTTTGTTGAACCCGTGTTAGATCTGGACATCGGGCTTCTCGAACAGCACCTCGAAGATACTAAGGAGCAGAAGGACCAGCTCTTGGAATCGGCCAAGGTGTCTAAAGAAGATCTCATGTCTAACCAGAAGTTTGCTGAAGTGCTGGAAGGGTTGGGCATCAAGCCACCTATGAAAATCAGCGCAACCACGGGCAAAGAAACGTTTGCATTTGCCAAGTCCGACGAAGCATTTAAGGCATTGTCGGATCACGAGGACTCACGAGTACAGGCAGTAGTTGCCGCACGGCTAGGTAATAAGAGTACGTTGGAAGAAACGCGCACGCAGAGGTTTATCGATATCGGTAAGCGTGGGATGTTACCCGTACCCGTACGTTATTACGCCGCACACACTGGACGCTGGGGTGGTGATGACAAGATCAACATGCAGAACCTACCTAGTCGTGGACCAAACGGTAAGAAGTTAAAGCGCAGTATCCTCGCACCAGAAGGATACAGCCTGATTGATGCAGACTCTGCTCAGATAGAAGCACGGGTACTAGCATGGATGGCGGGGCAGGACGATCTTACGGCGGCATTCGATGCAGGAGAAGACGTCTACGTAAAGATGGCTTCGCGGATTTATGGTTGCGACGAAGCGGACGTGACAAAAGATCAACGGTTTGTGGGTAAGACTACGATTCTTGGCGCAGGTTACGGTATGGGCGCAGTCAAGTTTCAAGCACAGCTAAAGAACTTTGGGTTTGAAGTAGAACTCGAAGAGGCTCGTCGCATCATAAACATCTACCGCGAATCCAACTGGAAGATCAATCACTTATGGCGCAACTGCCAGAACATGATTCGTGCAATGGTCAACGGTGACAGCATACAGGTAGGTAAGTCTGGCGTGCTGGAAGTGCTGGGACCAGAACGAGCCGTCAAATTACCGTCAGGTTTGTTGCTACGTTATAACGACTTATCAGCAGAGCAAACTGAGAACGGGCTGGAGTACAGCTACAAAACACGTCGAGGTCGTACACGAATCTACGGTGGTAAGGTGACAGAAAACCTATGTCAGGCAGTCGCGCGTTGCATAATTGGTGAGCAGATGCTACAAATTAGCAAGAGATACCGCGTTGTACTAACAGTTCATGACTCGATTGTGGCCTGTGTCAAGGATGACGAGATAGATCAAGCACAAGCGTATATAGAAAATTGTATGCGTCAGGTTCCGGTCTGGGCGGCAGGTCTACCCATTGACTGTGAGAGTGGTACTGCCAAGTCGTATGGGGATTGTGAGTGAGTATAGCGCCGTGGTCTTTCAGTAAAGCAAAGGCATTTGAACAATGCCCTAAGCAGTTCTATCACGAGAAGATCCTCAGAGAATATCCGTTCGTCGAGACCGATGCGATTCGGTACGGCAACGCGTTTCATATAGCCGCTGAAGAATACGTCAGGGATGGTACACCACTCCCTAAGATGTTTGACTACGCGGTTGATATGCTGGAGTCACTCAAGGCTAAGAAAGGTGAGAAGCTCTGCGAAGAAAAACTGGGGGTAACTGAGAACTTATCCCCGTGCAGTTTCTACGATAAAGAAGTGTGGTATCGAGGCATTGCCGACTTACTAATTATCAACGAAGAAGATGAACTAGCGTGGGTAATTGACTACAAGACAGGTAAGAATGCGAAGTACGCAGACAAGGGTCAGCTTGAGTTGATGGCTTTGTTAGTGTTCGCGCATTACCCAAAGATTAAGTACGTACGCGCTGGGTTGTTGTTTGTCGTAAGTAATAACTTAGTAAAAGATAGTTACGCCGATTCTGATGCGGGTATGCTCTGGACAAAGTGGGCTAACAAGTATTCGATTATGCAGACAGCCGAGAAACGTAACGTATGGAATCCTAGGCCAAGTGGATTATGTAAACGGCACTGTCCTGTCACAGTGTGCGTACACAACGGGAGCAACAGATGACTGAGAAAAAGAAGCGCGACTACAAAAGAGAATACCAACTACAGAAAGCACGAGAGGAACACCCTAACCGTATGGAGCGTCAACGTGCACGTCGGAAAATGGACAAGACGGGTAAAGATGCTAACAAGAACGGTAAAGCGGACAAGCGCGAAGGTAAAGATGTAGCGCACAACAAACCGTTATCACGTGGTGGGTCTAACAAAGATGGCGTCAAGGTACAAAGTAGTAGTCGCAACCGTGCGGGTGGCGGGCGCTTGAGCCGTGGCCCACGGAGAAATGCGTAATGGCTTTCCCTTTAGTCGTGTGGGATCGCGCGAGAAGTTTATTGATGGGTGGTTTCTACATGCACGAAGTGGAATCCGCACTTGGAGTAGAGTTCGCAAATTACTTAGACGAGTTTCAACTTGAAGACTTACCGAAGCTCGTCAAATCAGTTGACCGGCAATTAGAACAAATAAAGAGCCGTAATATAACGCCGACTGAACGGCGCGCCGATGGAGAACAACGTGCAAATATTAGACAACAAGGCGCTTTTGTTGCGCCTACGAAACCCAAACAAAGTGACAACGACAGTCCAAAAAAGTCGGGAACTTTCGGATAACAAGGTTGTTGTTAACTGGGGTGTAGACGAAGCTCACAGCCTCAAGAATTTAAACATTAACGTCCCATCACCTATTCAAGGACGTTACAACTGGCCCGGACAATACAAACCTTACGAACACCAGAAGACAACAGCGGCCTTCCTTACTATGAACCGCCGTTCATTCTGCTTCAACGAACAAGGTACGGGCAAGACAGCATCAGCAATCTGGGCGTCTGATTTCTTAATGACGCAAAAGCAAATACGACGGGTGCTTATAATATGCCCGCTATCTATCATGGATAGTGCATGGCGTAATGACTTGTTTAGTTTTGCGATGCACCGCACGGTGTCGGTTGCCTACGGCAGTAAAGAGAAGCGCAAGAAGATAATCAATGAAGGTTCTGAGTACGTCGTAATAAATTATGACGGTGTTGAGATTGTCCTCGACGAAATACGTAACGGCGGATTCGACTGCATCATCATTGACGAAGCGACTCACTACAAGAATCCGCAGACCAAGCGTTGGAAAACGCTGTTCAAATTGTTAGACGATAAGACGTGGTTATGGTTGATGACGGGTACTCCTGCCGCGCAGTCCCCCCTTGATGCGTATGGCCTAGCCAAACTTGTTAGCCCTGCTGGTGTACCACGATTCTTTAGTGCATTCCGAGACATGGTGATGCACAAGGTCACGCAGTTTAAATGGACGCCGAAAGAGAACGCCACGCAGATAGTGTACGAAGCACTACAGCCAGCGATTCGGTTTACCAAAGAAGAATGTCTTGACCTGCCGGAGATGGTGTACACCAAACGTGAGGTTGAGCTGACAAGACAACAAGCTAAATACTACAAAGACCTCAAGCAGAGGCTTGTAATACAGGCCGCTGGTGAAGAGATTACCGCCGCTAACGCCGCAATCAACATGAGCAAACTCCTACAAATATCTTCTGGTGCAGTCTACACCGACGATGGAGGTGCGCTGGAGTTTGATATCAAGCACCGATACAAAGTGCTTCGAGAGGTTATCGACGAGAGTAGTAAGAAGGTCTTAGTGTTTGTACCGTTCAAACACACTATCGATATCTTGACTGACAAACTACGAGCCGACGGCATAACCACAGAGGTAATACGTGGGGACGTTCCGGCACACAAACGTACGGATATCTTCAAACGATTCCAAGAAAGCGACACCCCCCACGTGCTTGTGATTCAACCCCAAGCGGCGGCTCACGGTGTCACGTTAACAGCCGCTAACACTGTGGTGTGGTGGGGACCAACCAGCTCCTTAGAAACCTACGCACAGGCAAACGCTCGCGTGCACCGATCAGGACAGGACCACAAGTGTACAGTTGTACAACTACAAGGATCTCCTGTTGAAAAGCGTGTTTACTCATTACTAGATAGTAGAATTGACGTACACACAAAAATGATCGATTTATACAAAGAATTGCTTGACTAGCCCATAACGTGTAAGTAGAGTGAAAACCCCGACACTTGTGTCGTGTGCGTAGGAGACTCAAATGAGCGAAGTAGCAGGGTTAGCAGAAAAGCTAACGCGTGTTTATATAAAAATCCGTGACGAGAAAGCTAAGTTATCTGCGGAGTACAAAGAGAAAGAGGCCAACCTTAACCAGCAAATGGATAAGGTAAAGGCCGCCCTACTCGACTACTGCAAAGACAACGGCCTCGAAAGCGTCAAAACTTCTGAAGGGTTGTTCTACCGTTCGGTAAGGACTAGGTATTGGACCAGCGACTGGGAGCAGATGCACAAGTTTGTGCTTGAGCATGAAGTTCCTGAGTTTATGGAGAAGCGCCTAAACCAAACCAACGTGAAGACCTTTCTTGAAGAGAACCCCGACATTGTGCCGAAAGGTCTCAATGTGGATTCCGAGTACACAATCTCAGTAAGGAAGAAATAATGAACGGTCCATTTGTACCAATTGAAGACCTGTCCAAGCACTTCTCTGTGTCTGTTTCGACAATCAGGGCATGGGTGCGTCAAGGACATATACCCAAGACCACCTACATCAAGGTAGGGAATACCTATCGTTTTTCTGTTGCGGACGTGTCTACGGCCCTAGCAAATAAAACCGATGGTAAGCCTGAGCCGGTTGAAGTAGTAGTGAATGGTTCCGAAGCCCAAGCAGAGTCTGGTGGTTCTGATGAGCATTGGGCTGACATGTTTACTGCTCCTCTTGATGATGACGTCTGATGAACCGGATTAGTCTAAGTGGTGGAACGTTTCGTATTATCGAAAGTGGTAAGCCGGTGACTGTAGCGGACAGCGATAACATTAAGTTTGTTATCTTAAACGCCGCTAAGATCTCCCGATCTTATTACGCCAATGCGTTTGATGCGAACAATCCAACACCGCCTACATGCTGGTCAGCAGACACAACCCAACCATCACCTGATGTTCCTATGGAAGATCGCCAAGCATCACGGTGTATGGACTGCCCTCAAAATATAAGAGGATCAGGCCAAGGTGGTGGACGTGCGTGTCGGTTCGCACAGCGTTTAGCGGTCGTCTTAGACGAACAGCTTGATAAGGTTTACCAACTACAGCTCCCAGCCACTTCAATTTTTGGTCGGGCAGTAGACGGTAAGATGCCGATGCAAGCCTATGCACAGCGCCTAGCTACGCATAACACACCGGTTATTTCTGTGGTAACACGTTGTGCTTTTGATCGTGATAGCCCTGTACCAAAGCTGTTTTTCCAAGCACACCGCCCCCTCGAAGAAGAGGAGCTTGACCTCGTAGTTTCATTAGCTACTGCCGATGAAGCCAACGAAGCGATTTCATTTAACCCGCCCCAAAAAGGGCAACCCTTTGCAGAAGTAGACGGCTTTGTTTACCCCTCTGTAAATGCAACTTAAGGAGACTAACCATGTCAACTGAGCAACACGTTATCAGCAATGCAATTGCTATTTACCCTAAGATAGACCGCACGTATCGGTTTGATACAGCCGAAAACCGGTCCGTTCCTTGTGACGCACTCGATGATGGTGCGGAGTACACCTTGCAGTTCAAGGTCGATGAGGACACAGCACGTGCGCTGTACTCCTACATGAAAGCACTCTACAACGAACGCAAGAAGTCTAATTGGCCTGACATAAAGAACCCGTTCAAGAAAACAGATGACGGTATGTTTCAGTACAAAGCCAATCTCAAAGGTGCGTACAACGGCGAGAAGACAACTAAGCCAGCGCAGTACGACGCTAAGACGCAGAAGCTACCCGACGACTTCCAGCTAACAAGTGATAGCGTAGTAAATATCGCTGTTGTTGGTGTTCCCTATAGCGCATCGATGGGTGCGGGAGTATCTTTAAGACTGCGAGGTGCTCAGGTAGTAAAGCTCGCGGAACGTCAGAGTGTTTCTCCGTTTAGTGCTGTCGATGGGTTCGATGTTAATGAGTCAAATCCGTTTGCAGTCAGCAAGCCAGCGCCAGTGGCAGAAGACCTTGATGGGTTCGATGCTCCAGCCGAAGAACCTGCTATCGAGGAGCCAACTAAAGTTGTTAAGAAATCTGCTCCAGCACCCGCAGAAAGTGAAGACCTCAGTTCTATTATCGACAACTGGGACGACTAACTTACTCGTCACAAAGATAATTGAACCGCGCTACGGCAGGGCGGGGGACAAACGTCTCTGCCGTAGCGCCTCACGCAACGGGTGGATACATGGAAACAAAAACATTTCTAGAAAAGGTGTTGAGTAGCGAGGGACATTACTGCGTATTTGCGGCGAAATCGGCGGACGAAAGAAAAACTCAAAAGTTCTACGATTCTATTGATGAAGTTGTTGATGCCGCACGTCACTTCGACCAACAGGGATATGATGTTTACTACGGGTTGGCTACGTTTAAAGAAGTTAACTCACGTAAGGTTGACAACGTAAAGCACCTCAAGTCGTTCTTTCTCGATCTTGATTGTGGCCCTACAAAAGAATTTGCTTCGCAAGAAGAAGCGATAAAAGAACTGCGTAAGTTCTGCACTACGAATTCTTTGCCGAATCCGACGATGATTAACTCGGGTCGCGGCGTGCATGTGTATTGGTTCTTAGACGAGTCGGTCTGCTATGAGGATTGGTTTCCTGTAGCGGAGAGGCTTAAGCGATTGTGTGCCAAGCAAAACTTTCTTGCTGACCCCGCAGTCACTTCTGATGCCGCACGCGTGTTAAGAATTCCTGACACACATAACTACAAAACCAACCCGCCGTCTGACGTAAACTTTTTTGGCTTAGGTGAGCCAATCGCGGCTGTCGGTTTTGACACATTCTCAGAATTACTTGGTGGGGAAATGATACCAGTTCCCACTAAACACATACCCAAAGAGTTGAGCCAGACCATGCACAACCTGATGGGCAACCAAGAAAATGTGTTCAAGGATATTCTGGTTAAGACGCTACGAGGTGATGGGTGTGAGCAACTGTACAACATCATCCGACACCAAGAAGAAACGAGCGAACCTTTGTGGCGTGCGGGACTGTCTATTGCGAAGTTCTGTTCAGACAGCGACAAAGCGATGCACGTCATCTCGAAGAACCATCCTGAGTACACGCCAGAAGACACCAAGGAAAAGCTCAGTCAGATCAAAGGACCGTACACATGCGTTAAGTTCGATGAATTTAACCCTGACGTTTGTTCTAACTGCCCGCAATGGGGAAACATAAAATCGCCGATTGTATTGGGTAAGCGGCTTAAGGAAGCTGAGGTAACTGATGAAGGTGTATACGTAGAAGCCCCGGCACTAGAACTTCCTAACCAACCTAAAACAACTTATGAGATACCTAAGTACCCACCGCCCTACGTGCGTGGAGCAAACGGCGGCGTTTATATTAGGACTAAGAACGAAGACGGTGACGTTGAAGAGAAGAAGCTGTACCACAACGATCTGTATGTAGTGAAGCGCGTGCATGACCCAGAGGTAGGCGAGGCTATTGTTATGCGTCTGCACTTGCCACGGGACGGGGTGCGAGAGTTCACATTACCTATGAGTGCTGTCACATCGACAGAAGAGTTTCGCAAGACGTTATCCTCACGGGGCGTCACTGTAAAAAAGATGGATGATTTGATGAGCTATACATTAAGTTGGGTAGACGAGTTACAAGCTACTAGTACAGCAGACCAAGCACATCGGCAGTTCGGGTGGGCAGATGACAGCATGAGTGCGTTTATTTTGGGTAACCAAAAGATTACTCCTGATGTTATTGAGTTCAATCCGCCTTCTAACCAAACAGTAGGACTTTTCCCTGCGTTTGAACCGAAAGGTACGTACCAAGAGTGGCGAGATAACTTAGAGTTGTGGAGCGATGAGAAGTTCGTCCTCCAACAATTTGCTTTGGGTATGGGATTCGGCAGTCCGTTAATGGAGTTTCTGAACACTAACTGCGGCACTGTCTCGTTCTACAATAAAGACTCTGGTGTGGGTAAGACGGCACTGTTGTTAGCCGCATCCGGTATATGGGGAGACCCAGAACAGCTCGTATTGCAGAAGGACGACACCTATAACTTTAAGATGAACCGCGCTGAAGTGATGCACAGCTTGCCTACGGGCATTGACGAGATCACTAATATGTCCCCACGACAGATGTCAGAGCTTGTGTATCAAGGCACCAGTGGACAGCAACGGGGGCGTATGTCGTCCAGCTCAAACGTTGAGCGGTATCGAGGTGGGCGTTGGAGTCTTCTTATGATGTACACCGCTAACACCAGCGTAGTAGAGCGTATCAGTATGGCGAAAGCTATGCCGAAAGCAGAGGCGCAACGGGTTCTTGAGTGCCGTGTAGAGCGTATGTTTGATTCGGTTAAAGACAAAGAAACTACCGATGCGTTCGAGAGTAGTCTTCTAAGTAACTACGGGCACGCGGGGATTACCTACGTACAGTACATAATGAAAAACTTACAGGCGTGCCAGCAGATTGTATGGGACGTGCAGAAGCGTGTGGATGCTAAGGCTGAGTTGACGTCTGAAAACCGGTTCTGGTCTGCGACAATAACCGCAACGATTGCCGGTCTACTTATCGCGAAGAAGGCGGGACTGCATGATTTCGATGTTCAGAATGTTTTTAAGTGGGCGGTGTCGGATTTAGTCGAGCAGAACAAACGCAACATGACAGATATGGGCGGCACTGTGTACGACGTTTTGGACGATTTCTTTACTGAAAACATTAGCTATATCTTGCAGATCAAAAGTACGGCGGACAATCGAGGCGTGCACAATAACGGGTTAGATGAATATGTAGTACCTGAACAGATTGCTCGTGGACGTTTAATCGCTCGGTACGAAACAGACACTAAGATGTTTTATGTTAAGCCCAAACCGCTGAAAGAATGGTGCGGAGAGTTGCAAATTAACTACGCGCATCTAGTGAACGAGATCATGCAGAAGTGTAACGGCAAGCGTAAGAAGGTGCGCTTAACCAAAGGCACAAACCTACAGCTACCGGCATCCGACGTGCTTGCTATGAAGTTTGACATGGAGCCTGACGATGAAAATCTTGAAGACTTATGATCTTGCCCCTGACGGGGTGCGGATCGAAGTCAATTGGGACAATATGAATATTGGCGCGTCAATCTTCGTGCCGTGCATCAACACAGAAGAAGCCACAAAGGAAGTTACCCGCATCTGCACCGAGAAAGGATGGGAGATAGAGAGCCGTCTTAGGATTGAAGGTGAGTGCCTAGGGGTACGTTTTTGGCGTAAAATGTGATAGTGTGTTTGCGGCAGTGGGTTCCACCCGATCCTTCTGTCGTTCTCCTCGCCCTACTTGACGGCTCCGAAAAGTATGTGGCTTTACCCCCTTTGGTCCCCCGAAGGGGGTTTTTTTATTTAGGTGCTATGAAAGTCTCTTCAAGCCCGACTCGATTGGCTTCAATGGCGTCCATCATTCTTGGCGATAGTTGTACGCCGTTATACATCTTACCAGATGATTTGAGATGCTGGAGTACGGACCTTTGTAACGAGTCGTAGTCAATGTTAAAACTCGGGTTCGCTTTATTGAATTTAAGTATTTCAAGTAAAGCCTCGTCCATATCATCCCAAGTACCCATACGCATTCCAAGGTAATAGTCTTTCATAAGGTCTGAACGCTTCTTGCTAGTTTTTCTATCAATGTTCTTTAAGTTTTGATTCTCTTCTTGAATACGTATGTACTCCGCAGGAGCAAAGCCAAAGAATTGAACAGCAAGTTCGCCTGATGTTATATCGTCGTAGATAGGATCTCCTCGACGTGTCTTGATACCACCTTCTCTACTGTAGCGCCCTACGGCTTTATACATGTTGCTAACACCAGCGGGAAGAATACCTTCGAAGCCACGTTCAAAATTACCTTCTTGGAAGTCTGTAATACCTCTTCCAATACGCTTACCCACACTTAAAGCGGGGCCACCAAGATAGTATCCAAAGAACTCTTCTACAGAAGGATCAGGGTTAAATCGATTCTGTTGAACAAGCAAGCCCGTCAAACGTATACGGGAGGCGACATCAGCACCGACACCGCTCTCTGCTAACGCGGCGTTTAGCCCACCTTTGTACCAACCTTCTCCAAGATAACTTCTAACGATTGTATTAAAGTCGTCACTCTGCTCTGGGTATAGCGTTTCCTCTTCCTCGAATAGGTCTGCAATCGCCCTAATCATATCTCTGAAGTAAAATAAATTGTTGTCAAACATAAGCTGAACCGCGCCGTAGAGCGGTATGCCGTGTATGCCGGAGAATAGAACTGCTGATCCATGTATACCCGCCATCTGCCTTGCGGCTACACCTGTAGCGGCGTTTGCCAGCGCTTTCGGCACGCCAGAGTCTATACGCGCTTGTCGGTAGTCTTCTAGCACCTTACCTGCGGTCTTGAACATAGTGTAGTACATACGTAGGCCGTACGTTTTGTACATCATGGCGACTCGACCAAGACCTTGTTGCGCGATACGTGGGGCAGTTTCTAGTGTTGCACCAGTGTTAAGTTCTAACGTGTTGTATATAGCGGTGTCCGCCGCCATATTTTCCCTAACAGCTTTAGACAAGTTGGGTTGTTCTTTGTTCAACCGGTTTAACTCAAGTTGATATGCTGTAATCAACGTAGTCTGCCGATTCAAACGCTCTGCTTGGTTAAACATCATCGCGGACAAACCGGTACCGAAGTCTAAACCCGATTGTAGTAGTTTGGGAACAGAACTTAGATCGCGTGCCCTACCACCTTCTTTCAACCCAATTGAATCAAGTACGAATGACCGTGATAGATCTCCCTGTCGGTATGCTTTTAAAACAAGGGGTTTTAGTCGTTCAAGGTCTTTAAGTACCTTATCAGGCACCTTTAAATCCTTCTTTAACTCTATAGATGTAGCGTCGTCAGAAATATCATAGTACAGGTCAATGCCCGCCGCTGGTGCAATTCGATCTCCTACGGTCTCACCGCTCTTCATTCCTGCGCCCATGACAATACGAGACGCCCTCATCATCTCTGCTTGTGTATTGTCGTAACCATAAATTGCACCCAACATCGGGTACGTAAACATAGGTAGTTGAAATAGCTGTACCGCCGCTGATGCCGCGTTAGCACCAATCGTGTACACGAACGCTATTTGGTTAACTGTTCGTGCCGCACCTTCTATAGGTATACCAAACAATTTACTATCAGAACCAAACTTAGCGAACTCAGTCCGCAGTATAAGTTCTTCGCGAATTTCGTTTAGCTGAGATTCTTGGCCTTCTCTAGCTTTGATATCTTTATCGGCTAACTGCCCTTCCAAATCTTGAATTCGGCCTAGATATCGCATTCGTTCGATCTGCCGTGCAAGATCAAACCCTTTGGTCTTCATAGCTTTTACTGAATTTGAGTCGTATCCAGCTACACCTTTACGGCGTTGGAGAGATTTAGCGAACGAAGACTCTGGCAAAGTAGCTACGAACATTCGTACTAGCTGATCTTGCACTACGGGGTCTGCGCCGGATGCGTCAACTACTTGAAGTATCTCTTTCATAAACGTTGAAGATGGCGCGTTTTGGCCTTTCAATACTTTGAAGTTGCCGTCGAATACGTCTACGCTATCGATGTCGGAGTTGGCCTTAAGTTCTTTAGCTATGGCATCTCGTTCCGCCTTACTGTTGAACATTAAGAACCCGTGAATATCTTCACCCTTCGGTGCCTTACCCGCTTTGAATGTATAACTTAGTTTGTATTCGCCTTCCCGCATCAAGGGAAAATAGACATCAAGTGCTTTGGTATCGAACAACTTAGCGAATATTTCCTGCTTCTGTTTGTTTGCTAGCGCTGTATTAGCTCCAGCAGTGGAGTCGATGCGTTCGCTGATAACCGCCTTGAGTTCGTTATATAAGTTTTTGTACGTGTCGCGCATAGTGACATACGCTTTTTGACCGTCTTCTCCTAGAGCTTCCCAGTCAGTACGTTGTGCGTCCCATACTTCAGCAAGACTGTTACCGTTTTCGTCGGTCTCACCTTCGTACTCTGATCGTTTTTTAGTTGGGTCTACCTGATAAATTGTTGCACCGTATTCAGGATTGTAGATTAGTTCGTCTAGATGTTTTTGTTTTGGCGTAGCTCCTAGTTTTACTCTATCTTTTAAAGACCTACCGCCTTTGAGTAACTTTTCTACCTTAGCAACTTCTCTCGATACAACGTTCGCACGGTTGTCCATCATGCCGCGCATCTCTTTGATTGTTGTCAGAATCTCACTAGCAAGTAGGCCAACTTTCTCGTTGTACAATCCTGAGACATCGCCGAGTGCCTGCAAATCAAGCAGGGCTAAGAGTGCTTTTCTACGAGCCGCGTTAGCCGCACTGCCTGCGTCTTTAACATTTCTTTGTAGGTAGTCGAATGTGCTACGAGCAAGAGACGTGCGTTCTCTCTTGTTGATTGGCTTACCAACAGCCTTTTGCACTTCACCCACGTCATTCATAACCTGTTTAACGCCTTCCGCATCGCTTTTCATGGCTAGCGAGTTGGCATCGCGGTACTCGGGTGCAGGAGCAAGGATCTCGTTAATCAACATGTCAGCACGAGTTAGGGCAGAGTCAATGTCTTTAGCATCTCGTCCAATCAAACGTCGGATGAAGTTACCTACACTGTTAAAGAAACGTTGTAACGCGTTAACGTCTGATCCATTTGGGTTGAGTCCCGCAAGATCTGCTTGAAACTGTGGATTCGACATAGCCTCAGCGACAAACTCATCGAGGTTCTTGGTGCCATACGCCGTACCCAGCATGTCCTTAACATCATCGAACAGTTTGTTAAGTTGTTTAGTTGTGGGGCTTGACTTGTTTGACAACGATGCCGAAGTCAGTGCGTGAGCTACTTCGTGCAGAAGAGTGTGTTGATTAACGCCTGTTGCAGTGTTTATACGTATTGTATTTGTCTTGGGGTCAAACGTCCCGGAGACGCTATCTTTAGCCTTAGACGAGAACAACTCAACTTTTGTCTTACCAATGTTTTCGGCAAACCTTTGTGCAATGCGTGCTACGTCTTTGTTGGGTGAAGTTGCCAATACTGCTAATGCACCGGGAAGATCACCGTCTTTTAACGCGGCTACAGCGGCAGGATGAAGTTCTATATCTAACGTAGCGCCCGTACGTAGCTCTAACGGCAGTGAATCATCAAACGCTTCAATATCACCGATATCAATAATACGTGCTCTTTCATCCGCAACAGCTTCATCAGCGGCTTCTTGCTCGGCTCTCTCTTCTGCGGTTTGTTTACGAGCGGCATCTGCTTCTATGGCCCGCCCAATAATTTCAGCGGTTGTATCGTCGATTTCACCGCGCACGTATTGACGTATCTGCTTTTCAGATAGTCTTTTGCTGGTGCCCCTTGCTTTATCCTGCTCTTTGAGTATGCGGATGATGTCGGCAACTTGGCGGTTCTCTAAAGCCTGAACTCTAGTTCGGCGACCATCGATCCAATCATTAAGCTGTTTAGATCCGTTTTCTTTTAGCCACGCAAGTACAATACGAGCGTTCTTAGCACTATGCCCCTGCATGTACTCTCGAGTAGCTTCTGAATCTAGCGGTGTCCCGTCTTCATCCGTAGGTACTCTATAATTACTTGCATCAGTCACATCCTCGTAAATAGCTTCAGCAATACCGTCAATAATTCTTTCGGGCGTAGCCAAGTATCTTTTTATTTCTTTCGCTACAACTTGAGTTGCTTTCCTACTACGAACTCTAGCAGACTTAATAATAACGGCGATCTTCTTGATGTCCGATACAGTTACGGGATCATCACTTTCTGGTGTTTCATATGTACGAGGTGCACGTAACTGCTCTGCTTCCTTCTGATATTCAAGCTCTTTTCGCGTTTCTTCGTCTAAGGTATTGCGTAGTGTAGGTTTTTTAGGTGGCGCAGGTTCTTTAGCCGCAGGCTTTTTAGCTTCTTTTTTAGGCGCTTTAGCCTTTACTTCTTTTTTCTTTTCTGCCGGGGCCGCAGGCGTTTTAGCCTTACGTGTAACTTGTTTACGTGTAGTAGCTTTCTTCCCCGGCTTCGTACTCGTAGTAGTTTCTGTTTTTTCTGGTTGGCGTCTACGCTCAGATTCAGCTACAAAAGCATCGGTGACGCGTTGATCAACGTCCCCATACATATTCATAGCGAGACGTCCCCGAAGAATAGAAAAATCTTCGTCGCTTAAAGGCTTTTCTTTGTTTTGTATTACATCAAGCAGTTGCTGGTCTAGCTCACTCAGTGTAGGTTGTTCAGCAACCGCTCCTCGTACAGACTCTCCAACGCCTCTTCCAACGTCTCCCACTCTTGTTCCTGTAGGTGGGACAATGACAGCGGTATCTGGCTGTGTAGGAGGTACTGCTCGTTCCGCCCCCACATCTGGTACAACAGGTGGAACGCCAACTCCACTTGGAGCTTGCTGAGGTTCTGCAACGCTGGCATCTTGAACTCCTGCATCAACGGCTGGTCCGCGTCCTCGCGCGGTCGTCGGCGTAAATAAATCACGTTGCCCCCCTGATAAATCTTCTACCAACTGCGCGACGTTCGCACGCGCTTGTTCACTTCCTCTCCTACCCCCCGCAAAGTTACGTAACCGCCGCTGAGTTTCGGGCTTGTTAACATCTTTATTAACTAAGACAGACTGCATACTCGGGGCTATACCAAGCGTATCTAACCGTTCTTTTGTAAGTACGTCCGCTTGTGGTGCAGGTTCTTCCAGTGCAGGAGTAGGAGCTTGTTGTTTTCTAGGTTCTTTTATGCCGGGTAATGTAGCTTGAGGTGAGTCAGGTCGCTCACGTACACGAGCCTCCATAGCACCTAGCTGTGTCGATTCTGGTGTAGTTTCGACTTGCTCTAACGGTGCAGGTGTTGGGGCAGGTGCCTCACGATCACCTCTCTCTGCACGCTGAACATTAACCGCGCGTTCAATAATCTGAGCTTCACGCTGGTTAGCTTGCGTATCAGTCAAACCTGCATCGGTAAGGCGTTGCTCAAAATTCTTTGCGAGTGTGTTGTAGTTACGCGTAGGAGTATCGTCGATCGTCTGCTGAAGGATGTCCATACGACGCTGTTCGCTACGTGCACGTTCAGCTTCTGCAACACGGGTATCAGTTTCCTGAAGTTTGTCTTCTTGTGCTATTTCTCGTTCTATACGGGCACGTTCGAGTGGGGAACCTAGCGGTCCTTCTGGGGGTCCATACTTCCTACGCTCATCAATGCTAGGATCTTCTGCTCTACGCTCTTCAAACGCTAGCTCTTGTGAAGCACGTTCAAACGTAGCCTCATCGTCGGCTTCTATAGCGTCATTAATTTCTTGCTCTAACTCAATACGACGCGATAGATTTTCAAACGTAGCTTCGTCGCCTCGTTCAGCCGCTTCAATCGCCTGCTGTTCAAGTGGGGATATTTCTTCAGCTTTTATAGTAGGCTCTACGTCATCCTCTGAAATCGGCGCAGGTGGCTCTACTTCACTAGGTTCAGGAGTTGGTTCTGGTGAAGTTTCAACACGTTCAGGCCCACCTTGTCCGCGCATTCCGCGTCGTACGGCCTTGCCACTATCTAAGATAAGTTCAAGAATCGCACCGGAAGCGCCGCCAACAAGACCTTCTTCTGCAACGCCAGCATCAATAAGTTCGCGTTCGGGGTTATACCCCTGCTCAACAAGGTTTTGAGCGATACCTGCGGCGGCTTCCTGAGCGGCCTCACCTGAACCTGAAACCACAGCCCGGCGCAAAGACCCCATAAAACCGGCAGACTCTCCACCAGCTTTCTTTATAAGATCTCCTAATACGGGAACTTTAAGAATTCTAAGGAATGCTGGTGCAAACGCCTCTGATAGACCGATTAACGCACCTCTACGTGTGGCTATGTTTCGCTCTTCTTCAGTAGTGCCGAATGCTCTTGCTCGTTCACTAGCTTCACCAGCACCCGCGCCAACACCAATAGCTCCTGCGGTACCTAAACCTGCAAGTCCAGCAGTGACCGCACCTGCACCAGCAACGGGTGCACCGTAAGTAACAGCGGCGGCAGGGGCAAGAGCACCTGCAATTGAGCCGAGTCCACTGGCTATCTTGTACGTATAAGAATCGGGATCGCCACCTTCAGGCCGTAATGACTCAGCGACTTCTTGTATCTTTGCGCGAGCGGCAAGTTCATCCTCTTCTTCGAGGAGGGCGGCGGCACCTAGAGACGCTAGCTCACCTGTGCTTACAGCACCAGTTCCAAAACCCGTTAATACGTTTTCAATAAAACCGGCTTCTTCTTGAGGGGCTACCGTGGGTTCAGCAGGTATAGACGGGTCGCTGTCCATACGCGCTTTAACAGCTTGTATAACTTGCTGTCTAGTAGCTCCCTCTGGACCATCTACCGAATAAGTTTTTCCGTCAGGCCCAACAATAGAATAAGTAGGCATAAATATTCCTACGGAGATACAGTCATGTTACCGAAACCATCGTCTACGCTAGTATCAAACCTTGGTTGCGGAGCGTCAAACCCTATTCTCTTTCGAAGTTCAGCTTCTAATTGTGTAGATCCTGAATCACTAAGCATTTGCTCTGCTCTGACTGCATATTCCTGCTCTAACCGATCTAATGTTTGTTGTGCAGTTTGAATGGCTTCAGCGTCGTTTCTGTCTACGGCTCTTGTTAAGTCTCCCGATGCCTTCAAATACGGTATTGACTTAGTAAAGCTCTCTCGTAGGGTATCCAAAGCTCTTTGATTTTGCTGAGTTAGATTCTGCAAGATAGCCATCGCTCTTTGAAGGTCGTTGCCTTCTTGAATCGATTGCCTTAACTCGCTTGTTGCGTCAGCAACAGAAGCATCTAGTAGATTCTTAATATTGTCTTTGTTAGCGTTGTAATCCATCTCCGCTTGTTTACGAATAGTATTGAGTTCTTGGCCTCGCATTGTGTACATCGCTTCAAGAGCCGTACGGCGGTTTTGCGCCGCTTGTGTGAGCGCTTCTCTACCAACATCAGAGGCTTTCTTAGCAAGGTCAAGGTCTTGCTTCTCCATGTTGTCAACCATGTCAGCAACTCTCTTCAACCGTGCTTGAGCATCGCGTCTTTGAGAACGATCCATTGTCATAGCACCGGCACCGAATCCAGCACCTGCCGTGCTACCGCGCCCAGCCATGCCGATCAGACCTGCTTGTAATTGCTCACGTGCTAAGGCTCTAGGGTCAGATTGTGCTTCGTCGAGGGCACGTTGTTCAGCAAGCAATCCTTCATAACGCTTCATCTTCTCGTCACGACGGAAGAAATCTGCCTCATCATCGCGAACATCTTTGCGGTATTGTTCAGGATCTTTAAGGTCATCTGGCCCCATACCAAAGTCTTTCAGGACAGCAAGGCCAGCTTGATTAGCTTGAGATGTATCTATCTGAGGTGATTCTAACGGGTCCATTTCAGTTACAAGCTGTGTAGCTGACTTACGCGTGCCGTCTTCGTTCGTAACTTTAGGAAAGCCTTTTGCGGCAGTACGAATACCTGTATTTGTTGGGTCGGGGGCTGGCGAAGTTTGTGGTTTAACACCTATATCACGTAAATTTTGTTGTGTATCTTCAAACCCAGCCGTAATTTCCCTAGAACTTCTAGTAGGAGCTTTCATAGTGGGTTTTGGCTGTGGTTGAGTACCTTGAGTAGCCAGCACAGGATCATCAGACGCAAGGTCTATGGACTGCGTTTTTGGTTGTGGCGGCTGTAAAGACATGTCTTGTTTTTGCTGGAGACGCACCTGCTGAATAATTCTATCGGCGGCTTGCGGAAGCAGGCCAAGTTTCTCTACTTCTGTCCTAATTTGATCGTCAGTTAGCCCCATGTTTACGAATTGTTGTATTTTCTTCGCGTCTACGTTTCCACCTTGTTGGAAAGCAACAATTCCACCTGCCTGCATACGCTGAGGCTGTTGGGGGCGCTGTCCTTGTTGAGGCATCAGAGCGCCTAGACCCTGTGGCGCGGGGCGACGTTGGGCCATCTGCTTTTGATTCTGAGCAGTTTGAAGTGCACCACCAACTTGCTGGGCTACATCTTGTGCTGTACGACCAAATATTTCTTGCTCACGTTGTTGCTTAATTGTAGCGGGGTTGGTCTGCATTTGTGCTTCAACTGAGGCGCGTGCCGAATCCATGTCCTTCTTGATCTTTTGTAAGGCGAGCAGATCAACAAGTTCCTTTGTCATCGAGTACCGTTTTTGCAACGCTTGAGGGTTACTACCAAAAGCATCAACACGCGAGTTAATCTCTCTATCAATAGACACTTATTCGCCCTCTTTCTTTTCTTTTTCGCCGCCAAAACCAAGAAGCTCTAGTAACTCTAAAATGCCACCTGCACCGCCCGTAATATTGCTGTAGGTACTGGGTTGTGCGTACGAATACTGTTGCGCTTCGAGGGGTAAGCCCTGAAGAAGTGACTGCATGTACTGCACCTGCTTGTAAGGGAAGTCTCGCTCTTCCTCAAACTGCAAACGGTCAGCCATGATGCCTTCTTGTTCGATACCTCGTTGGATATCACCACCACGCCCTTGTGCGGCAAGTGCTTCAAGGCCGTATCGATTTGCATACTCTTGCGCT